AATTGTTTGCTTTGGATCTTTTTCCCCGGAATGTCTTGTTTTGTCACATATCCGCGCTCTTGTATTTTATCTACTAGCATGGAAAAAGTGGATGGACGACCAATCCCTTGCTCCTCTAATAGTTGAACTAATTTTGCTTCCGTATAATGTGATACGGTTCCCTGGAGAGAAACCTTGCTTACTATCTTGGAACAAGGTACATTTCCGCCTATTTTCAACTGTTGTAAATAAGAAAATTCTTTATTAACCTTGGAAAACTTTTGTTTTACCATTTTCCAACCAGGGAAATCTATACATTCTTGCGTAGTTTTATATAACCATTCTGGATGATATGTTGACGCGGAAGCAACAAAGGTATAAAATTCTGCGGGGGCCATACAACTTTCCAAAGAGGTTTCCCAAATCAAACGATACATTTTTTTCTCTCTTGCTGACATTTCCGAAGGAAGCTCCATGAGAGAAAGTTGAGTAGGACGGATGGCCTCATGCGCTTCCTGCGGCGGCGGTGCGCTCTTTGGAGCAATCTTTTTTGATGATTTCTTTTTACTATTTATATTAGTGCTATTTGTATTTGTCTTCTTTTTTTCTTCTATACTCATAGGCAAATACCCAACCGCCAAAGTATCTATGTTGGGATGAATATATTTTACATTGCCATAATTTCTCTCTACATATGTTTTTACAGAAGTCAAAAAATCGGGACTGTATTTTTTGGAATCCGTTCGCATATATGTAATATAACCGGCTTCGTATAAGGTTTGGCAAATTTTCATAGTTTCCTTGGGAGAAATCCGCATTTCATTACTTGCAAGTTGTTGGATACGTGAGGTAGTTAATGGTTCAGGTGGCTCTCGTAGCACTTTTTTGATTTCGGATCGTTGAAATGTGGGAGAAAACCCAATAGATTGTTGTAAAAAATCGCGAATGTGGGATTCCTCGGAAAAAACGTGATTTAATTCAAAGACAATACACTTACTAGTAAAATAACCGATAGTATGATATACCGAAATTCCAGGAGATTGATCTATTTCTTGTTGATTCTCATAAACCAAACGCAATGCCGGAGTTTGACAACGTCCAGCACTTAATGGAGACGTAGAAGAATTTGTAATATGTTTCCATAATACGGGAGAAACTTGGAATCCCACTACCAAATCTAACACTTGGCGGGCTTGTTGAGCATGAATTTTCCTTTTATCTAAATGTCGCGGATAAAGAATAGCTCGTTGAATGGCATCTTCCGTAATTTCGTGAAATACAATCCGTTTGGTTGTATCTACGGGCAAATCAAACAAACAACAAATATGCCAGGCAATTGCTTCGCCTTCACGATCATCATCAGTCGCCAAAATGACTTCTTCTGCTTGTGCAATTTCTCTCTTTATTAGAGCCAAATACTTTTGTTTTTTTGTATCTGCTACCATTTCATAATCAATGGCATATTGTTTCTCCCGGTGAATTGCATCCAGCGATTTGACTTCTCTCACATGTCCAAAACTGGCTATACATTTATACCCCGGTCCCAGATAAGATTCTATTTTTTTACATTTGGCGGGGGATTCTACAATGACTAAGGTAGTTCGCATAATAGGAGAATAAATAGAATTGTCCCATTATGTTTAATTCTTTTACATTATATGGTTATATGGTTTTTCAAAATTTCGGCATTCGGTTCTTAGGTTTATAAATGTACATTCTTGTATTCACGCCAAGAAATGGAAATCAGTGGTTTCTTCGGCACCTCGGCCTCTTTTTCATGTTGCTCGTTTAATTTTTCCGCCTTTCGCAATGCACTATCTACATAAATCTCTTTTAATAACGTTCCCACGACAAAAGACCCCTCGTGTTGATCTAATTCTCCATCCTCTATTTGACGTAGTACATTTAAAAACCGATTTAAAATCTTCAAATCAATTTCATCTTTTCTTATCTTGTTATAAATATCGGTATAATATGTAAATAAAAAATTACATTCTATAGAGGCCTCCTGTTGAATTGCGTCTTGGTTGTTCTTATGCTTCAATTTAAGCCGAAGAAGTGTATTTATATCCGATTGTAACAGATGACTATGCTTTAATTCACGGATTAGTTCTGTTTGGTCTTGAACATCATTGGCTTGAATCATTTTTTGCAATTGAAGTCTTTGTCGGTCATCCATTTAATATTATATATTTATGGAAAAATAATTATTTAAGCTTTTGTTTAGTTATTTTATTTATGTATGAATATTTTATATAGAGAATATAAGAATGACCAATAACACCGTTGGTAATGCGATTTCTGCACCTTTGGCCAAACCACCGATTCATCTAGGAATGATTGGACCTACTCCCAGAGATGCAGCAATTCAAACAATGAATAATAAAGCACAATTACAAACAATGTTAACTGGAACCGGACCAGTAAAAGGAGGAATGCACCGCCGCCACCGACGTAAAAAGGGAGGTGCGGCAGAGAGTACACAAAAATTGGTCGTGCCTGTTCCTACTCCGTTATATCCGGTGACAGGGAACAACTCTCAAAATATTACAGTAAGTGGAATACAATCCTATAATCAACAGTCGTTAAATAATGCCACATTTGCGAGTCAGTTGGCTGGAAAAACAGGTGGGACACGTATTATGGGACCTAATAAAACATGGGGTTGCTACAGTGGAGGTAAAAAATATCGTCAAACAAAACGTCACAGAAAGAAAACCAGGAAATCCAGGAAAATGCGAAAGTATGGGAGGAAATAAATATTAGAATTATATAATTATAATATAAGATGCCAAAAGGAAGTGATTGGATAAATTTTATATATGTAAATTTAGGCTTTCTTTCCCAAGTATTTATTATGTATTACTTTACAGCCATTAACAACATAAAACAAAATTGGCCAAAATACCGTTGCAATCCAATTTACATGGGTTTGGCTGATAATGTAGAAGAAAATTTTGTATATTGTATTCAAAATGCTCAATCCAGTTTTATGGGATATATTTTGGAACCAATTACCTATATTACTTCTAATTTATCCGGCATGGGGAGTGAACTTGCAGGCGGGCTATCTTTTGCAAATTCTTTACTAAGCAACATTCGTAATTTTTTTACTTCCATTGTTCAAGGAATTTTTGGTGTTTTTTTAAATATTGTTATTTCTTTTCAAAAAATAATCATTGGAATTAAAGATATGATAGGAAAAGTTATTGGTATTTTTGTAACTTTATTATACATATTAGATGGTAGCTTAATGACTATGCAAAGTGCATGGAATGGACCCCCGGGTCAAATGGTTCAAGCTTTATCTGGTAATTGTTTTCATCCAGAGACCAAGATTGGCTTAAAAAATGGAGAACTCAAATCTATGAAAGATTTACAAATTGGTGATATTTTAGAAAATGGCAGCTGCGTCCGCGCCGTCATGAAATTAGACAATACCTTGGGAGAGAAATTGTTTAGAATAAGCGGTCTAGGTGTACAAGGAGAAGATATTTTTGTTACTGGGAAACATCACGTGTTTAATGGTTCCAAGTTTGTTTATGTAGAAAATTATGAAAAATCAGAATTACAAGAGGAGGTGACATGTTCTTGGTTTTCTAATTTAATTACAGATGACCATAAAATACAAATTGGAAATCAACTATTCTGGGATTGGATGGATCAAGGACTACATGAAAATAAATTAGGATAAGTTTTCTTATTTTTTATGAGAATGTATATATATTATTAAGTATATATATGGATAATAATATAGATGCAATTTTAAATAGTTCAAAGCAAATTAATAAAATTTATGAAAAAGTAACTTATTTTGATGAATATGGAGGATCTGTTTTATTGTTTATTCTAATTACTATTTTATTATTTGTTGCCCATTCTTATTCAGTAGTAATGTTAAATATCAAACCACTGAAAGAAAATTGGCCAGCAGAACGTTGTAAGCCTTCGGTCATTCCATTTGCCGGACTGATCAATCCTCCATCAGGAATGTCAGTAAATGATTATACTGCAGAAAATTTTAATTATTGTATGCAAAATATTTTAATTAGTATTTCCGGATATGCATTAGAACCAATCACGTATGTTACTAGTTTGTTAACAGACACGTTTAACGAGTTGGGCCAGGCAATGAATTTGTTAAACTCATTGATGGCAAGCGTTCGCACAAATATTGGCGACATGACAAAAAATACAATGACACGTATTTCAAATGTATTGATCCCCATTCAAAAAGTAATTATTGCCGTGCGAGATTTTATGGGCAAAACTAAAGGAATCATGACCGGTGTGTTATATACCAGTTTAGGAACTTATTATGCCTTACAAAGCTTTTTAGGTGCGGTAGGACAATTACTTATTTTAGTTTTATGTGTTATGGTTGGACTTATTTTGGCATTCTGGGTTTTTCCCTTTACTTGGCCCTTTGCTATTTCTATGACTGCGATTTTTATTTCTATTAGTATTCCTTTGGCAATTATGTTAATATTTTTGTCGGATGTATTGAATGTTCAAATAGATAGTCCAATTCCACCGGTGCCGTCTAATCCGAACACGTGTTTTGATAAAGATACCTATTTAGAAATGAATAATGGTACATTTAAAAAAATAAAAGATATAGAATTGGGAGATATTTTATACAACAACAATGTGGTCACAGCAAAATTTTTATTGGATGCAAAACAAAGTGTAATGTATCAATTTGATAATTTGATCGTAAGTGGATCGCATATTGTAAAGTATTATAATTTTTGGATTCCGGTGAGCATGCATCCACGGTTTATCAAGATAGAAAATTATTCAGAGCGTTTGATCTATTGTATAAATACAAGCCAAAAAATAATTCAGATAAATGATTTTACTTTTGCAGATTGGGATGAAATATATGAGGAAGAACATTTCTCTCGGATGAAAGAAATACTAACTCAACGATTACAAGAAGAAAAGGAAAATCTGGGACCGACATCCAATTCATTACGAGAACAGATCCATGTTTATTTAGATGGTGGATTATCGCCTGAAACAAAGATTCCGATGTTTGATGTAAAGAGTGAAAAGCGAGAAAAGAGAATAGACGAGATTTGCGTTGGAGATATTTTATGTGGAGGTGAACGAGTTTATGGAATTGTAGAAATAGATGGTACACAATTATTCAAACAAGAATACTACCCTTTAGGAGTGAATGACAGTATAGAAGGAGGTCCGAATTTAATATTGAACATAGACAACAAACATTTTAGTACTTTGGAATGGGAAAAAATGGGAGCCAACCAAGAAAAAGAATATTTAAGCAAATCTATAAAAAAGAAAACAAAATTATATCATTTATTGACAAACACTGGTTCTTTTTACGTGGGGAATATAAAAGTATTTGATTATAATTCAATATTGGAATCGGAAGTATTGAAAATTCGCGCGGACAGTAAATCAGAATAAAATTATTATCTATGAAATATGTATAATTAAATTATGGAAGTCACGTTTAGATTGGAAATTGTTATACTTGTATTTATTTTATTTTGCGTTTTGATGTTTTTTACATTTTTCTCTTGTTGCCAGTTTAACATATGGGATACATTGACACATTATTCAAATAAATATTTGACACCCAATCAACATCAGTTTCAATTAGAAATGTCCTATCCTACGTTAAATGAGGGATTTACAGGTGCAAATTTGAATAATGGACAATCCGCGCCTTTTTCCGACACTCATAATACATCCATTAATACAACTTCATGGTTTACCCCTAATTTAACTTATAAACCTGGGAAAAAAGGAGGAAAGGGTGTACAGAGCATTTTGAACCGCCCGGTCCAACCAGTTCCTCTTCCCGAGGGTGAATTATTGATGTTCGCAAACACGCCTTTCAAACCTGAATGCTGTCCGAATACATATTCTAATAGCACGGGATGTGCATGCATGACTGTGCCTCAGTACAACTATTTAATTGGTCGCGGTGGTAATAATGTACCTTATAGTGAATATTAAATGTGATCTTTCACAGCATATTATATAATCTAGAATATAGAATAATATATCATAGAATATTATAAATTAACATGTAAATAAATAACAAAAAATTATTTATTTGCAAATTTAATAGTTTATAATAAAGATATAATTTTATTATGAACATTTTGATTTATATTATACTACAAACATCTTTTACTTCACAAACTGTTTATTGGCTTTGATTTTGTTCCTGTGCTTGCTCCTCTTCTTTTGTATTACTGATAAGCCTAAATAATTTTTGTTTGGTTCTTGTAGTATCACCAATAATATCACGTGTTCCATCAGAGTCATATTTTAATATATATCCATATTCTAAATTGCCACTCCGAACGGTAACAATTCCAGTTTTTTTACCTGGACCGGGGGTATAAAAATATTTTTCTCCAATCTTAACATCTGTTATTTTTATTGGTTTTTCATTTTCGTAATCCCACCAATTGCTCATGTTTGTATTTATTTATAATATACATTGTAAATATTACACACTATAAACCTTCTATTTTATATTTCAATTTTTTATTTATTGTCCGGCTGTATTTTATTTACTTCTATTCTATTGTATATTATATAAAAAGTAGAAATTGAAAATAATATTAAATCAGTTGAACCTCTAACCAACAATGGCGTGTCAGATAACATTTGACTATATATAATCCACAAAGAGGATGAAACTATATTCATTATAGAAAATAACAAAGAATAAGGATTAGTAGATTTTTTGGTGTATAATAAATATAAAAAAATAAATCTTCCTGATATGGAAATAACCGTAGCAGAATATGCAATTACTAATCTATTTGTCATATTATATCCTTTCTATTTTTAATGCTTTAAAAAATATCTAGAATGAGATGTTATTTTTATTTATGACAACTTTTTATATCAAAAATAAAAAATTGAAGATAAGTTTTTCATTTTTGATTTGTGTATGAAACCCTTTCAACGGCAAAATGTATTTCTACGAAAATGAAGAAGAAATGATTGGTGTGTATGAAACCGCAGAAATGCGCGAAATGAAAAAAAAGTACTACGATAGATGGCGCAAACGATTAGATGTCCATGAGGTCATCCCAGAAGAGAAATGTGTGGTTGAGAAAGAAGAATGGTCGCCGCCTATTCAAGACCCTCCTTGTCTCTGGATAGAATGTATTTCCCACGTATCCAACCCAGGAAAAAAATATTATTATTGTCCAGTTACACATGAAGTGTCGTGGAATACGCCCCTTGGAAATATACAACTAATTCCGTATGTTCTTCCAAATGAAGAACGTGCCTCGTGCAATTCCCAGTATTTACAAATTTATTCTCCGCCTGCGCCAAAAAATCGCAAACAAATTCGTTCTTTGTAAATAAAAATGCCGCAATCCAAAAATCATGTATTCATTAAATATCCTTTCTACCAGAAGAAAAAGTACAATGACAAATTGTACAATAGGTGATTTTTTTACTGCGTTCCGGATCCACGTCTATCCAATCTTCTTCATATTCATGTTTACACTCCGCCTTTAGTATCTGATCTATATCTGCAATGACCTTTTCCACGTTTATTGCGATCTGTTGAAATTTTGAAAAAGGGGCCTCTTGCGTATAATTGTGATACAAATCAAACAAAAAAATTTCCTTTTCTTTTTCTAGTTTTGTTCGTAATTCAATCAATGAAAGGATGTTCGGATCATTGCCCTCCATATTTTTCTTGGTCTCCGGGTTATAATATCAATATTGACAGTTGTATTTAAACTTTTTTATACATAAAGACTTAACATGCTCATATTGTCATTGGTGTCGCGCTTGATAAGTTTGTCTACCACGTCCTTGGTCACGGTAAAAGGGAATTCCACTTTCAATGACATTTCCCCTTCAAATAAATTCACTCCTGGTTTCATCAAGCGATATAAATTTAACTTTGTGTAAACAATTTCAAGACAACGTTTCAAATTACGAACGCCATCTTCTTTATTACAATAAGTTTCAATAATATGATGAATACTTGATTCTGGAATAATAATATCTTCGGGTTGGAACCGAACCTGTTCGCGGATTTTGGGAAGTAAATATTCATTGGCAATGGTTGTCTTCTGCTTTCGGTCATACCCTTTGGTTTGAATACGATACATACGATCCTTCAAAATGGGATTTACTAGACTTTCGTCATTATAACTGAAAATGAAGAGACACTTGCTGAGATCAAAATCTATCTCGGCAAAATATTTATCATGAAATTGACTGTTCTGAGAAGTATCTGTTAAATGCGTTAAAATGCCCGCAATTTCTTCGCCCTTTGGTGTGCCGCTAATCTTATCCAACTCGTCAAAATAAATTACAGGATTCATGCACTTGCTATCAATCAAAATTTGTACAATTTTCCCCCAAATACTACCCTCATAGGTATAGGAATGACCTTCTAGAAAACTACTATCCGTTGCGCCTCCAAGGGCAATAAAGGCAAATGGGCGATTTAGGATTTTACTGATTCCTTCTTTGACCAAACTTGTCTTGCCTGTGCCGGGAGGACCATGGATGGCAATTGCTGTACCAATGGAAGTCGGATTGGTGACAAGCTGACCAAGCATTTGCATAATTTGCATTTTGGCGTCATTCAAGCCAAAAACCGCAGTGTCTAGAGTTTTTTGTGCCGTTTCCATAAATTCGTGGCATGCCTCTACCCCGTTTTCAATGGTAATTGGAAGTTGTTCGTACTTGTTAAAGGGAATTCGCATAAATGTATCCACCCAATTTTTGATTTTATAAAACTCACCACTTCCTGGTTCCATGTATCGTAAAGAGTTGATCTTTTTCATAGCAGCGGCCTTGAAAATAGGAGGAATCGCGGATTCTAATAACGTCATACGATATGGCTTTTCAATACGACAAATTTTGTTGATTTCGCGAACCTCTTTGATAATCTTGATCTGTTCTTCTGTCTCCATTTTTTCAAAGAAGCGGAAATCGTTCATCGTATTCTTGTCGCGAAGTAGCCGTTTGAAAATTCGCGAATTCTTGTCCTTTTGTTTCTTCTGTTTCTTCTCTGCCTTCTTCTTTTTCTCCTTTATCTTGGACTTGCATACCTGGAGACAGTCTTGAATCAATTGATTGCTCTTGTCGGCCTCATACATTTCCTTGAGCTTTTGCAGAAAACTTTCGTCTTCTTCATTGGAAGAATTTGATGTTGGTGTTGACGCTGGCATAATTACTTCTGTCTCTTTATCCAATTTTGGTTTTGTAATTTGATTTTTCTTAAATTGTTTTCGTTTTTTGGGCGCTTCGTCCTCTGATTCAGTGTTTAAATCTTCCTCTTCGTCCTCTTCTTCGGACTCCGAATCTGAAGATACACTCTCATCTTCATCCTCTGTTTCTTCTTCTACATCTTCCCAATCACTATC